TCTTGATATCAACCATCTTTTTAAACAATGTAAATCCTATAAAACTCTATCAGTTTGCGCATGATCAATATCGTTTAAACTTTAAATGGTTGGAAGAAAAATTTATCGATAGTTTTGAAATGCTAGTAAGTGATACTCAGTCCAACACGACTGATACACTATCCGCCACTATTTCAGAATATTTAATAGATGCATTTGAAACGAATGATAAACTATCTCAATGGTTTGGGGATAGCTCCACATATAATGAAGCAACTGATACTGGAATAAAAAACTGGATTGCAACAACTCCATATTTTGGAATGAATTATCTGTACATGCCGTACATGAATATTGATGAAAGATATGGAATTTATGAATTGTTCCATCATGATGGTCACCGTAGACAAATAGAGTTATCAGCTTCACTGAAGGAGCAATTAAATAAACGTCTATTGGCTCTAGATATAGCGTCAGAACAAGTAGTTAATAATGATCTTGATCCATTTCCCTTCAGCATAGAGGGTCGTGCTGTAAAACGCGGAGATTATCTGGTTAGGACTGTACTACAGGATAAAACTCGTAAAGTATATAGAAGAAACTACAATAACGTATGGGAAGAATTTCCATATGAAAAGATATTAGCAGAAACATATCTGGATGTCGAGAAAAGGCTTTATGATAACTGCCCATCATATGATGAGCTTGTTTTCGATTTTTCAACGGTTGAGAATGACGTTGAATATTCTTCCACGCTTGAAAAGCAATTCGTTAAATACGGCAATTCCAGAGGTATAGATTATCTATACGCCAACGAAATATTTTACACTGGGACTGACCCATTCACTTGGAATTATTATTATACCCCAATACCGTCACATCCCGTGACAGGAATAGAAAGTTCAGATGTTGCGGGTAGCTGGCAAGCATTATATGAGAAAGTTTATAATACCCCATACCCACACCTTGAACCATGGAAATTGCAAGGATATAGGGATTTGCCGGATTGGTGGCTAAATCGTTATAAGGTAACAGATGGTACCAGAAGATGGTCATCCGAAATGTGGGATAATGTTCTAGCTGGAAGAGTTCCCACTGGACGAACCCTTCCTGACGGTGAAATATCGGCTGGCGCAAGAAATGAAGTAAATTCTTATGATTACGTATCTGTAAATATCGACAATTTTCCAACACATGATGGATACGATTCGGATGAATTGCTTCCACCATATTGGAATTCCAGCAATTCCGAACTAAGTACAGTTAGGTCATTATATGATCCAGATGCTAATGATTTCATACAATCACCCGATCTGGACTTTGATTGGGGACAAAATGGAACACAAGAATGGAAATGGAGTGCATCCGCTCAAAGAATTTATGATGAGTTAATAACAGCATTTAAATTGCAGCCATTAAAATTCACAGCAAGAACATACGGAATAGAAAAGGCTGAGATAAATTGCCTTCAAATTGATTCCTTAACAAAGTCTCCATACGCCGTTAGAAAAACTCTATTTCATGGAGATATAGACCCAGACACTAATAGTGTGATTACAATTAATGGTGCTGGGCAATGGTATTCACACTACAACAGAAGCCATAATTTTGATGGCGAATCATCAGAATATAGAACACTATGGAAAGATTGGGATATCCCCCTATCATATGAATTTAATGCATTCATTGATACGCCCAGCTTCAGAATAGAAAATGCAAATTTCGACATAACAACCAAAGATTATAGCGTGGAAGTTAAAAAGACTCACGGTATAGATTTAAAATCAATCTTTGGGCTAAGGGCAAGAATATTATCAGTTCCTTCTAAGTATGCAAAGAACCGCGATTATGGTTTAGGGTGGACCGCAGAGTTCTTTAACACATCCCCTGATAATAATGATATAAATGTTTATGGAACAGAAAACTATGACTATAGGGTAAAATCGGATAATGAGACCCTGCGCTTATTTAGTTACCCAATATCTGGAGCAGATGTATCCAGACAAAGAGGTCTACAAGTAGCGAATTATAATCAACAAGCACTATTAAGCGACGAGACACTATATCCATCAACCGTAACTCCATTTTTTGCTGACATTTTAATTGATGGAATAAAGCAAATTGAATTGGTTGTGCGTGGCACAGAAGTTAAAACTATATCGGATTTGCTGGATTCTCTTAATTTACAGCTTGGAACCAACGCTACTGCCACACTTGAACAGGGTAACATTTATATAAGAAGTGATACTACCGGGGCAAGTTCTTCCATTGAAATAACAGATAGAGGATTGTTTACAACATCACATCAATCATATAGTTCTTTACAGCCGCCAACAACAGAGCCTTTAGAATTTAATCGTGTATTTACAATTAAAGGAAACTACACATCGGTATTTCCTGAAAAGAGCGAAGTTGTAATAACAGATTCTACTAATTATAACGGAACATATACCGTGTTTGGAACATTTTATGATGTGCCAAATAATGAAACACATATTCACGTAGATGAATTTGTAACAATACCAGATACCACAGTTGATGGATTTATAGAACCTGCCGATGCACTAACTTTACCGGAAGAGTGGGTGACTGGAACAGAATTATTCTTAAATGGAAACTCCGATGCGCCTCCACCATTAGATAATACACTACCGTATTACATCATTCGATTAAGCGATAGAGAATTTAAATTGGCTGAAACTGAAGTTCTAGCATATAAGGGGACAGCAATATCCGGAATCTCCGACAGTTTTATAAACACCATGATAGGCAGGCTACAGCGCACATTCCGAGCATTGAGCGGTCAAACGATTGATACGGTATGGCGGAGACACTATCCAGATAAACGAGTTGTCGAGTCTCACCCCAATCTAGTCAGTATATCCGGCATACAAAACATGATTGATTTTGTAACGGGATATGAAGATTACTTATATGATCGCGGATTTGTATGTAAAAATCCAGATGGGGATAATTATGACCTATCTACTGGAAGAACTAATGATTGGCAGTTTGAATTAGAGAAATTTATATCTAACCTTTATAGGCTAAGAAGTAGAAGACAAGAAGAGCCATTGGAATATAAAGTATCAGTTAATAGTGTGGACAATAACATAACACTATTGGATGGTGCATACTCAAGTTGGCAGAATGGTACGCGGGTTGTAATTGTGGAAGGAGATGATGAGGCCCAATTACCCCAACCATTTGATTCAACACTATCGGACGCATTCCCATATTACATTATACGAAGCGCTCATGATAATATTTTCCAGTTAGCCTATACCCATTATGATGCAATGAGGGGCAATGCCATTGATATCATAGATGATGGAGTGGGGGATATAAGGCTTAAAGTCTTTAAGAGATTGACAAATGCTCCAGAATTAGAAATAAACCCACTAAAATCATCAATATGGGTTAAAAATGATCAGGGTGTTATGAATGATGTATTTCATGGCACAAACCTTGATGTTGTCACATCACAAGCTGTATTTGATAACAATAAAAGGGAAATGAACAGCAATGAAATAATTGTATTCAGACAGGATCATGAAAATAAAATAACAATAACAAATGAATTACGCAATTATACAATAGATGCTAAGGTTCCCATCAACAAATATATGGCGGGAATGAATTTATATTATGATGGATATGAGCATATCATAACATTTGAAGAATATTCAACCGACGACTCTTTGATATACGATCCATTCTTGGGCGTATCAACACTTAACTTCAGAATCGAATTTAACCGACAGAATGATACTACCTTTAGGCCAAATGTTGGTGGATACACATTACTTGATAATGAATTATTGCAAAATCTAGAGTCCTCTGTAAATGACGTTAGAATGATGTACGACACACATAAGACACTGGAAACTAAGCAGTTAACAGAATATGTTCGCAAATCATTAGGATTCGATGAAAAGGATTATATGAATGACATTTCATTAAATCCTAAAACACAGTTCCTATTTTATAAAGGAATGATTCAGAATAAGGGTACAAATTTTGCCGTAGATGCATTCACAAATCAAACGCTATTTGAAACTGCCGAAATCGATGAATTCTGGGCGTATAAGCTTGGAGAATTTGGTGGAGCAAGAGAGCTTAGTTATCCTGAAATGATACTAACCCCCGATGATGTTGTTCGCAGAGAACTAAGATTGGAGTTCTTATTGCCGGATGAAGGAAGTCTACATTCGTCATTTGTTCCGGTTAGAATAACTGATCCGGAAAGATGGTGGGACCAGCCAGATCAACTACAAACAATAAAACCATATGACGGATTCTGGTTCAATATTGATGTTCTTGAGCAAATCGGAAATTCGGAATACAACATAGAATACATTAATGGTAATTACATCTTAGATTTGGGTAAGATTGTTAACTCTGTAATTTTGACACATTACAATCCCGAAAGTGAACTCGTTGAACAACTGCAAGAGAATTTACATTTCGTCTATATGAGTAATAGGGCGATAAAGTTCATAAGAGATGCGGATGATGTTCCCGTTGCAGATTTGCCCCCAGACTCTGCGTTAAAATATCAAGACCTAACTGTTAATGTGGTAACATATCACTATGATGCCATAAACCCAGCTAAAGTTATTGACAGAGACTATGACCTTGGTAATTATGATGATACGGGAATTGATGCTAAGGCCGCAAAAGTTATAACGGAAGTGCCGGTTTGGAATCCAGCCTTTGGACAATATTCACATATTGTAGATTTTGTTACTAATATAAAGAGTAGCGAAGACCAAGCAAACTATACCAATTATCCAGACGGCACTTCCCCCGATTTAACACCATGGCTATTTGACATGGTTGGTACCGTATGGATGGACAATAGTATAGAGCATTATGTTCCATATTATGACAAAACTGCCATGCCTAATTTCGATAAAAGAATCTTCTTATGGGGCACATTGGCTGAATGGGGCGATATAGCACTATATGAGTGGTCACAATCACTACTTCCACCAGAAGAATGGGACGGAGACGGTTCCCCTAGAACACTAATCTATAAAAATGATGCAGCAGACCCTGTAAATGATGATCCCATTTGGGTTGAAAATCCAGACCCCGATGTGCATGAAGATTATATTGCAGGCTTGGTTACTCCAACCAATAGCACATCCTTAACTGGTGAAATAGAGGCATATATAAATGGTGAATATGATCAAACCCTAACTATAAACACCCCGGATGATTTTGTAACATATGCTCTAACTTTGCCGCAAGAGGTTCATGTTCATTTGATGCATCGGGGGTATGTCCCAACAGAGGATGATCTAAGTGATAATCTATATAAGTATGATACGCCATACTGCAAAGAGACTAGGTATAATTCGGATAGTAATGAACCATATGATGTATATTATTTCTGGGTAAGAAACCGTGAAACAAAGAGAGAATTTCAGAATGGCAGCGTAACAGTAGTTGAAGCGGAAAAGATATCTAAGAATATGGATTCGCCGTATATGATTATTGAGGGATTGCGTAGCAATGAATTTGGTTATGGAATAATTTACGGCGCAACATTTGATCCATTTGAATATGATGTTCCAAATAGATATACTCACGCAATAATAAAAGGACTAAGAGGAACTGTTAAGGGACATTCTCGCTATACGTTAAGGTTCACACGAGACTTTAACTTGAGAGATGAGATAGATGATGATCTAAATCTAAAAAATGTCCACGAGGAATGGAAGTTATTTAGAGAAAAGCAGTTTTCCAAGATTGATATCGATTTATGGGAAAAAATAATCGAATCTATGATAAATCATCCTGTATCTAATAAGGTTGTGGATGTGGATACAACAATTCCTACGCTCAATAGAATTCTATATGATGACCTTTATCAAAAAGATACAAAATATGGATTAGGAACTGAACAGGTATTAACTGACGGCGAACTTGCCATACAGACGGTCACATCCATTCTGGATGATCCAGATAGGGAATTTATCGGCATAAACATCGATGAGTTTAGGCAGAATAATGGGTTTACAACGCAAACGGATATTGTAAACTCAATGTATGAAATTTATAATTCATTCTCTGTTGTTGATGTCAATTATATATTTTTCCAAGTTTTACTAGATGCATTCAGCCTTAAGAAGGAATTTAAAGACATATTTAAAACCTCTTGGGTTGCATTGCAAATTACTCAAAATATTACGTCACCTGAGAATATTGAACTTGATATTGTTGAAGTTGAAGAAGGCGGGGATTGTTCGCTACCCATAAGTAATATACCAGATGAAGAGATTTCACCACCTCTCCCATCCGCATCAATGACCCCGACTCCAACGGTTACGCCAACCATGACTCCAACGGTTACGCCCACAACTACCGTTACCCCAACCGTTACCCCGACAAATACGGTTACACCAACAAATACTGTAACTCCAACTGTTACTGTTACACCAACACTAAGTGCTACAGTTACGCCTACTGTAACAGTCACTCCGACAAATACTGTAACTCCAACACAAACTGCTACGGTTACGCCAACTCCAACACAAACTGCTGCGGTTACCCCAACAGTGACCCCAACAGTGACTCCCACAATAACCCCAACGGTTACACCGACTCAAACTGTTACACCTACGGTAACGGCTACGCAAACTGTTACACCAACCGTTACACCAACAAATACGGTTACACCAACTCAAACAGTGACTCCGACTCAGACTGTAACTCCAACAAACACGGTTACACCTACGGTTACACCAACACAAACTGTTACCCCGACAAATACGGTTACACCTACGGTAACGGCTACGCAAACAGTGACTCCGACCCAAACCGTTACACCTACTGTTACACCGACAAATACGGTTACACCAACTCAAACCGTTACACCTACTATTACACCGACTCAAACAGTATCCCCAACGGTTACACCAACTCAAACCGTTACACCTACTGTTACACCGACAAATACGGTTACACCAACTCAAACCGTTACACCTACAATAACACCTACCCAATCTGGATAATAAATACACATGAGGTAAGGTATAATGTCTGACACATATTTAAATGAACATTTTAGGGACTTTTATCACGGAGATTACTTTTATAATTATGTCCTACAATTCATGGCTATTTTTTCCGGCTTGCAAGTTTCTATAGGTAAAAGTGATTTTGACACCGAACAAGAAACCATATATGTTCCTATACGATATGGAACATCCGATAAAACAGTTGAGTGGATAGTTTCTAGTCAAACTGACAATAAACCATTAAGACTGCCTGTTATGGCTGCAAAAATAGAAGCAGTTGAATTAGCACCAGAATTAAGAAAGGGGATGCATCAGGAAGCTGCCAATACACACTTGCCCCGAGGGGCATCATTGCCGGATGGGATGAAAGTTATTCGACAAAAGCAGCCAAATCCATGTAGAATAACATTCAATTTATCAGTCTTTAGTAGCAACAATAAAAATCGGTTTGAAATAATGGAACAAATTCTTAGACTTTTTGATCCAGATATTCAGATATACACTTCAGACGATTTCAAAGATCATTATAAAATAAGTAAAGTCGAACTAACCAATATATCAATGGAAGAGGAGTATCCCATGGGCACCTCAAACCCATTAATTATCGACAATTACCAGTTTATGACAGTGGCATACATTAGAGCACCCATTGACCTCAAAGAATCATTTGTTAAGTCAATTAGACTAAGATTGGATGCAATCTCAAGTTTACCAGTATCGGATGCTGTGGTAGAATTAAATAACTTCGGTAATACTGGAGATATTTTATTTGATGTTGATGATATGGACATACCAAAAAATTAATGATAAATAGTGTTATATTGCTAGGAGATTATTAAAATGAGTGATCCAAAAGACTACTTAAGAAAAATGATAGACCACACTATTGATGGGGATATGGAAAGTGCTGAACAGGCATTCAAAGATTACTTAGTTCCCAAAACTAAAGAAGTAATGGGGATGGGGGCACCGGAGGCTCCAGTAGAAGAACCTGCACCTGAAGAGCCAGTAGCGGAAGAGCCAGTAGCGGAAGAACCTCCACCTGAAGAACCGCAACCAACTGAATAAATAAAGTTTTACACTCCCCTCTTTTGAGTGTATCGGGGGCAGCACTGCCCCCTTTTTTTACGAAAAACTAAAATATTAATTACACACTTCATAAATAGTTACTGAACATATAACTTAATTTTAGGTATCTAAAGGAGTGATTAATTATGCCTAGTTTAATAAGCCCTAATGTATCAGTTACGATCATTGATGAGAGCTTTTATATTCCCGGAAGAGCTACTACGGTTCCTCTTATCTTCATCGCAACTGCTGACAATAAAATGCAATCAGATGGTATTACACCAGCCATTGGTACATATGAATATGGTGTAGTAAGAGAAGTGACTTCTATTCGCCAGAGTGCTGAGCTTTACGGCGTACCTATATTCAAAGAAAGTGCAAGTGGTGAACCCCATCACGGCGATGCAAGAAATGAATATGGTCTTGACGCTCTAAACAAATTCTTGGAAATCGGTAACCGAGCATATGTTGTTCGTGCAAATGTAAATTTGGATGATGATTATGACAGCGTTAAAGCTCTATGGAACGGCAAAGTCACCGATTCAGCCGATTACCTAAACCAATTGGTTGGCGATTACATTGAAGAATACAATGTTGAAAATGGATTAATCCCTGCTGATTCAAACTATAAAGAAACAGTAACTGCTACAGAGTTAAAGACTCTTGTTACCACAGCGTTTGAAGATACTTTAAATTCATATTCTTTCAGTAGCCGTGAATTTGAAGAAGGATTCATTCAGGATCACACAATTGATCACCCCGGATATCAGGAAGTACTTTTTGATACAGACCGAGGTTATTTGCAGAACACAGACGTTACGGGTGTAGAAAATGATAGCACTCTTTACGGAGCAGATGTTGAAGTTGTTTCGGGAGCAGGTACAGTTGTTTACAACCTATATTTCCAAGGCTCAACGATTCAAACATTTGGCGCACTTTTAACCCAAATGAATTCAGTATTTGGAACTGAGGCTGTTGCTGAGCTAATTGCTGGCAACATTAGAGTAACCAGCACTCTAGACGGAGTTACATCATCAGTAGAAATTCTAGCTGATGGACCAAGTGGTTATCTGCCCCTATTTTCAAATCTAAGCCTATTTAAGCAGATCGATGATCCAGTTGCAGGCAAGGGCGTTAGTCCACTTATTGTCTACAATGATGCATATGACACCGCTGTTGGAACATATGACGGCATGGATGCACTAATAGATTCTTGGGTTTCCGGCTCACTCGTAGCAGACGAGTTCACTCCAGCCGAAGCTGAAGGTTTAGCTATTGCAGCAGCCTCTGATTATGACAATACTAAAGAGTTCAAAGATTACACCACTCTGGGCGCTAATGATGCAGCAAGAAGAGCAGAAATTGTTGAAAGGCTACAGGAAGTCATTAATGACCCATATACTGGAGTCCGAGGTGAAAACTTTGAATACAATATTGCAATGGCTCCCGGATACTTTGAAACTACGGATGAGCTTGTAAGATTGTCTCAAGATTTATACGAAGAAGTCTTTGTAATTGCCGATACACCGTTTGATAAGCCACCAATTGGTCCGAACAGTATCGCAGTGTGGGCAGCAACCCCAGCAAAGACAAGTTCATATCATGTTGCATACTACTATGCACACGGTATATCTTCAAACTTGGATGGAGAAGACATTATGACATCAGCAGCATCAACCGCACTACGTGTTTATGCGTACAACGACCTAGTTGGTGAAATGTGGTTCGCTCCTGCTGGTACTACTCGTGGTACATGTCCTCACCTAACAAGTGTTGGTTATGTCAGTGGAGCACTAGGTGGGCCAACCACTTGGGTGGAGGATCATCTTGATGATGGTTCCCGTGATTCACTATACGAAGAGCCTAAGAACATCAATCCAATTGCTTATAAGGCGGGAAGAGGAATCTTGGTTCTTGGACAGAAAACTACATCACCCAATACATCAGCTTTGGATCGTGTTAACGTATCCCGCTTGGTTAAGTTTATCAAGAGAGAGTTAAGAAAAACACTGTTCCAGTACCTATTTGAACCAAATGATAGGTTTACCAGAGCAAATGTTAAGGCTACGACAGATAGCTTCCTAGTAAGCCTGATTGATCGTAGAGGATTGTATGATTTCGCCACTGTGTGTGATGAAACAAATAACACTCCTGACCGTATTGACAGAAATGAGCTATGGATTGACGTAGCTATCAAGCCTGTCAAGGCAGTTGAGTTCATTTATGTTCCAATCCGCGTAGTTGCTACCGGTGCAGACATTGGTGGAAGACAGGAATCCGGATTTGACGTATAATCAAATCCACATGTAAAAAGAAAGCCCCGATTTTTCGGGGCTTTTTTATAACCTAAATATTATTTTTTAATTAGAGTTTAATAACGTATTCGTAATAATTCTCTAGCCTGTCATCAAATTTCTTTTTATATTCCTTTTCAAACCGAGTTAAATCAACATCTATAGCTTCGGCTGCAATCTTTTTAAACTTCTTAAAGGTGCTTCCAAAATACTCATCCTTTAACTTATCTAAGCTGCGAACAAGAATCTGCTTCCTACCTTCATCTGCGGTATTTTCAATTTTCTCTTTGATATCAGCAGACACATCCTTATATTCTTGAATTCTGCGCTTCATTGCTTCAATTACAATATTATACAGTTTTTCGAAGTTTTTATCATTATTGATTTCTTTGGCAGATTCGTATTCAGTTTTAAACTCAACCTCATCATTTTTATAGTTATCAATGAAGCTAACTAATTCATTTTTAATTTTATTATATACTTTCTTGCTGGCAATGAAATCATCAATATCTAAACGATCCGGGTAAGTTGATGTGGAAACAACAATGGTGTGACCATCTTTTTGTGTATTCTTGGCGAGACGGACAAACTCTTTATCAGAATTCAATATGGTCATATACAGTTTTGTATAAGGTGATCGCTTAACCATTATTCCGATATTAAAATCTAAGCGAGAGTCGCTATAATCGATATGCGATTCATCCGCATTATTAATAACCTGATGAAGAACGATATCTGCCTCATTCTGCGAATTGTTAATTTTTTCTATTAGAAATTCCCTAAAATTCATAGTGTACTCCAGCTAAAAATTTAAAAATATTTTTCATTACCTATAAATATATGTAACGATTTACTACTGTATTTATCTTAAGGAGTTTTTACAATGGGATTAATTAGCGATTTAGGTGTAGAAGGCGGTGGAATTCACCACCCACAACACAAAAACAGATGGGCATTAAACTTTCTTGGTCTGCCCGGAGATGCACACGAGCTAAGGTTACAGGCTATTACCGCTGATCGACCTAAATTAGAATTTGAAAAGATTCAGCTTGACAGATATAATACACGAGCATACATTGCTGGTAAATATAACTGGCAAACAATCTCTGTGACATTTGAAGCAGACTTGGGTGGTCTTGTTGTTAGAGCTATTCAGGCTCAGTTAGAGCGTCAGCAGAGCATTATTGGTC